GAGAGGGGGAGGAGAGACCTTGATAATCAACAGGACTGTAATACTTAAATCCTGCACGATATGGTTTAATGTAAAGTATCTCAATAGGAGAGTTAGAGAAACCAAAAGCAGGTATTCTCTTTAAACTGTCATTCGGTTTTGCTTCAGACCAATTAGAATGATAGTAATATGCCTCTATTTCGCCTTTAGAGTTGCATTTCTCGGCTCTTAACGTCTCAACTGGTATATGCTCTACTTGAGCGATTTTACTGCGGTCTTTGGTGTAAATTACCTGCATTGCAGCTTGACCCATCATTTTAAAGTCGTGGCACACTCTTTTAACTACATTCTTCTTCAGGAGTTCTTTCATCTCCTTATAGTCGGCTTCATTCTCTTTGCTATCAGTAGCATCAAGACCTCTACCGTATATCATTTCAGATATACCATTTATTGCAGCATTGTTTGTAGGACTTCCGTTGTATCTATCTATAAGATAATTGAAGTAATCATTGTCCTCGCCATAGGCAACGAAATCATCATTATAGTACTCTTTAATCTCTGGTCTTGAATAAGAACCAAGTTGTACTATATGTATTTTCCCGTCCTCTTTCTTTTCCATAGTGGGTCTTTTCTTTGCGTAATGTCTTACCTTTTTAGCCATTATATAATTATAAACTCGTTATCGTAAGAAGTTTCTTCTGTGTAATCATCCTTACCAGTCTCATATTTATTATAGTCTGTCTGGTCTGTACAGAAAGCCATTCCTTTGTACTCTACATCACTTCCATCTTTTACTGTGATAGAGTAGAACCTGCCTTCTTTTAGTTGGTTAGCACCGCTTAATGTTATAGTTATTGTAGATATGCCATCAGTACTTGTAATGTTATCAGCAGTTACAGTTGAGGTTTCTCTTTCTGATTTATCGTAAATAAGTACATCAACAGAGGCAGGAGATGAACGTAGTATCGCCTTTATTGTTTGTGGTGTTGTTGATGTTGTCAGTATATGCATACTAAAGTAACAATGAAACTTTTATTTGTTTCAAATATACAAAAAAGGGGTCGCATAAGCAACCCCCTATTAAATTTACAACCCTATTGAATTTATTAGGTTGGCATATTATTAGTCGATACTGAAGTAGCAGTACCACCAATCCCTACAAATGGGTCAGCATCTGTTGGAGGTGTAGTTGTTACAAACTCATTAGGATAAAACCTTTCCATAGCTTGTAGCGTAAGAGTATATCCCTGTAAGTCTCCAAGCGCAGTCCCAGTTACAGCAGTACCACCAGTTACTTCGCATCCATTTTCAACACCTACCCAGAAAAATTTATCATCTCTTGTTTGGATAAGAACGTGAGGTCTTCCATAAGCCATTAACTTTAACTCTTTGTTATCCTCTTTAGTTAACTTTCTTAAATTAGCAGTAATGTTTTGCTCAAAGAATGTTGTTCCGTTTTCTCTTGAAGAAGTAAGTGTAGTCTCCATTGAAGCATCTCCTTTTACCTCATACTTTGCATATTGGAAACTTCCAGTAATATCAGTAATCTCATCGCTTCCATTTTCATTTATTGCGAATGTTGGGTCTCCAAAATCAACTAAATACAAATTCTTAATTCCTCCAAGACTGTCTTTACAGGGCGTTAATCTACCTGCGTTTAAAGTACAACTCATATCTATTTTTTTTTAGTAAAAGGGGCAGGTTTAACTACCCCTTTCGATTAAACAATTACTATGCTAAAGTCAATAAAGACAAGTCAGAACCGATACCGTACTGTACACCTGCTGTATATCGCATGATTACACGTACATTCTGGCTACCATCAAGGTCAGCCATGTCGATTACTTTTACTTCGTTGTGGTCGCTTAATAGACCTGTACCGAAGTAGATGTTAGATGCTTCTCCTGCAACAATGTGGTCAGATGGCATACCAGGCGCATGTTGGATTTTGATACCTTCAAATGCTAAAGCATTGCCCATATTATACCATTGAGAACCTTGTGCGTTAGTACCAGCAGCACCAAGACCAGAAGCACCAAATCCACCCAATGCACGTACATACGCTTGAAGCGCAACAGTTGGAAGGTATATAGTTAAATCTTCTTTACCGTAAACAGCAGATGGAATAGAATCAACTACATTCCCAAGAAGTGTTACGATATTAGAAGAAGTGAATGAAGTTTGACTACCATTAGCAGCATCATTTACATCAGAATCAGCAGCAGCAAGTACTGTAAGACCGTCAAATTCTCCAGCGTTGGCGTTTACACCACCCCAGATGTTTTGTTCAGTCTTTTCAGCTACCTTTGCAGCAACGTGTCCTAAAATGAAGTCAGCGAAAGAAGAAGGTAACTTGTCAAATGCAGAATATCCCATTTGTACAGCTTCCCAGTCTTGTCTGAAATCTTTTTTACATAGTTCAAGGTTTACTTGAAACTCCTCTGGCTGAAGGATGCGCTCTGTAAGAGTTAGTGCATCAGCAGTAGCAGAGAAATCACAAGAAGCATTAGCGATAAAGTTAGTTGAAGCAACTTTCTTTACAACTTCTTTGAACTTTACATTAGGTTTGATAGTGATAGCACCTTCAGCTAATGTTTTTCCAGTCAAAAGAGCAGCAGAAATATATTTCCCTGCAAACTCTCCTGCGTAAGTTGAAGTAATAGTGTCAACAGAACCATTACCAGCGTATAAATTTACTTTTTGATTACTCATTTTATATTAATTTAGAAAATACTCGGTCAAGTGTATTAGCAGGGCGATTCTGACCGAATTTAACCACCTCTTTTTCTTCGTTTTTTTCTGATGGGGCGTGTGCGATTGGCTCGGCTGCTGGTTCAGCAGATAGCTTTTCTACTTGAGAAGAAAGTTCTTTCTTTTCTTCTTCGTATTTATTGTACTCAACCATCATATCTTCCTTGATAGACTTAATCATATCTTCAAGTTCTGCAATTTTAGAGTTAAAATCCTCCTCTTTTACATAACCTTCCATTAGTTCTACTTCTTCAGAATCTTCTTCTAATTCAGTAGTATCTTCTTTAGATAGTTCAACCTCTTCAGTTGAGTTATCTTCTGAAGAAACTTCTACTTCATCTTCAGTAGCTTCTTCTACTTCAGCAGAATCTTCAGATAATGCAACTTCCTCTACTTCTGGAGTTTCGGTAACTTCTTCAGCTTGAACTTCAATGTTCTCAACCTCTTTTACTTCTTCCGCAGTAATAGCAGAGAGTTTTTGCATAATATCATTTAAAATGTTTGTAGCTTTGCTCTCCATAATTTATGTTAATTAACAATTATATTTAATAAAATAACAAGTATGCTTTGTACTGTTAGATTTTCAGGCGTTTATTTTACCTATCCCTTGCGCTCTTAAAGTGCCATCGCAGCATCTTCTTGAATATGTCTTTCCGTTTTTACACAAGCATCCACGTCTTGAATTACTTGGAACTTGTCTTCCTACTGTTTCTTTACTTTTCATTTTTTACTTGATTTAGGATGTTTCTTTGGCAGTAAATCATAATCGGTAGTGTATTTAGCGTTTTGCGGTCTACCATTCTTTAGAAGGTATATGTAGGCATTTACACGTGCTTGCGCCCATTGCTCGGCTGACTTTACAGCAGGACTGTGAGATGTTTGATATGCGCCAACACCACGCTGATATACCGACTTCAGTTGCCCAACAGTAGTTCCATAACCCTTTTTAGATTTATACTTCTCATTAAAGTCATCAGCTTTTTTCTGCAATGACTTTAACACTCTGTCGGGAACAGTAACTCCCCTCGACTTCCCAGCAGCACCCTTTGGATTGCGTTTGCTTCCTCGTTTTGGATTAGGATTCGGAGTATCGGATTTTGGTGCTTTCTTGCTTCGCTTAATTCTTCCTTTGTCATCGTATTCAGCTAATTTATGTTCTTTGCAAGGCATATACCATTCTTGACCATCTACATTGTGAACGTGATAACCTTCACATCCAATGTCTTTAGCTACTTGCAATGCTTGTTCTTTCGTGTCATAAGCAAGTCTATCATCAATCTTTTTAGACGCTAATTCAATCTCTCCTAATTCTTTTAACTTACCTCTACTCCAAGCAAGTCCAGCTTTACCACCCCACAGTAGGTATGAGATAGTGCCACACGCTTTTGAA